AAATTTAATGAAATATTTATCTTGATTTTCAAACTCAATTAATCCCTTAGCCATTATTTACAATCCTTTTCAAATTGGAAGCACCACTCGTAGTATGCGTTTGGTGTTGCTGTTGCTGTACCTGCGTTTATTTGTGGTAGTCTTATTTCACCTGCACCTAAATCAAAATCACCTGAAGATACTGTTGCCACTGACAATACTGAACCTAATATCACAAACGTTGCAATAATACCAATCATTTCATAACTTATACTCATAGTCTAATTTTCTCTTAAACGCAATAATAGAACTAAGGTAGGTGTCTGTCTTGGTAATCCCATCTGCCTGTGCCTGTTCTTTTCTTTCTGTTACGCCATGCGTGATAGTAATAGCCAATAGTAGTGCCACCAACAAGATAACACATACACATGAAATGCCAAAACCATTCAATCATGGCACTCACAACTACAACCAAGTGTCTTTGAAAGATAATAACAACCACATTTTGTGCAGTGACCTTGATCATAATGCGTTGTCATATTGATCTAATCCATTTAGAAATCTGTTCCAGACTTGCACGTTTTCTTAATTTTTTATCTAGTTTATCATAGTCTAATGGTCTAATGCCTGTATCATCTGATGGAACATAGTCTTTTGATTTACTTTGCCATTCTTCATTTTTTTCCATATACTCAACAATCTTATCCATCTTCTTTTGTGTAAGATAATGTCTTGGTTCAGGTGGCAATTTCTGTCTGCGTTTAACATCACGCTTACTTGAAATGTCTGAAACAATCTGACCTGTGTTTTCATCTGTGTAATAACATCTGCAATTTGGGTGGGTATCGTCAGGTATTATTGGTCTAAGTGGATCATCAATGTGAAATGATATACCTGCCAACTGTAAGCATATCTTATCATCAACCCTGTTATCCCTTTGAGTATTGAACACTACCTTTGGTGGTGTCCTTTCATCTAACAAGTTATAGACAGACAATGCAGTTTTGATTAGTTTAAGATTCATACATCTATTGTTTCGTGGTCTATTATCATACCCTTATCATCAAATTCATATTTCTCAATTATGTCAGCATCATCTTCATTTTCAACAGGCTTGTGATCTTCATCAAAATATAACGTTACAATGTTTGATTGATCTATTCGTGGATATTTTTTCATAACTACTCATGTAATTCCTTGTATGCGTTAAAGAGTTCTTCTAGGGCTTCTTTCCTAATACCCCTGTGATTAGTGATCGCAGGTTGCTTCTTGGTGTGCTTGACTATGTTTATGTCATGTGTATTAGTACCTGTAACTAATTGTGCTAATGCACTGTGAGTTTCATTTTCATATATTGTTTCTGCGTTTTCAATTCTTCGTGTAAGTGTTTTTACTGACTTTTCTCTATAACCATCAGGCACAGGTTGGAATCTTTCAGGGTGTTTTTTTGAATTTTCTATATGTAAATCAAGATCAGCTATGGCAGACTTCATGTATTGTTTTGCTTTTAGCTTTGCACCCCTGTATGAACCTGCATACGCAGTAACATTGTTACCCCAAACGGTTGCTAAACTTACAGCTTCATTGAATTTCTTAATTTTGTCAGGTGATGTTTCCATCAGTTTATGATACTGTGCATGACCTATTTCGTGGTGTAAGTTATTGAAAACATTTTGCATATTTGCTCTTGGGTGTAATGTAACTGTTAATTTTTTCTTTGAATGGTTATACGTTCCACCTGTATATTGCCCTGCTTCATTGTCTATTGCCCTAATCTGAAATTCACCAATCAAGTCACGCTGTTCATCAGGTAGTGCGTTCCATGCCTCTCTTAACCCATCATGTTGTATCTTAACAAGTGGATTAGATTCTACTAATTTTTTGGAAGCAGGTGTGATTGTTGTTTTTGTTCCCTTATCTGCCCTGAATCCACTTTTGTTTTCAGGTTGTGTGTTTTTACCCATTGGCATTACAGGCATTAATTTATCAATCATCTTATTATTTTTCCCAAGATGATTCATGTCTGTCAGGCTTTCTTCTAATTCCCTGTCCACTCTATTCACAAAATTTTTCTCTTTCCAACCCAATTCATCACGTTTATCTTTTGGAAACTGTTTCAAAAAAGATTCATGGTATTTTTCTGCAAAGTCATGATATGTCTTTTGATTCACTGAACGCTGATCATTCTGTTCTATTTTTTCTTCTTTCTTTTCTTTATCATCTGACGGTTCATCAACATCTTCACTGACATCATCTGTGTCCACATCATCTGCTGATGGATCGGAAGTAAATTGTCCATCTGGATCACGTTCATGTTCTTGCTCTTTGAACTCACTAGCTGTTAAGCTTTTTTTTTAGCTTGTTCTGCCTGTATCATATCGTCAATTCTGCCCAAGACTTCAAGCTTCTTTGCATCTAATGTAGCCTTGATTAGTTCATCATCAATCATTTTTGCATTGGACATTGTTGGTGGCATTTGTGGTAAAGGTGGCACGTTTCCTTGTGGTGCATCACCTTGTGGCACATCTGTTGCCCTTGTAGGTGCTTGTGCCAATTCTGACTTGTATTCTTCCAAGTTCAATAATTCTAATAATTGATCGTCAGGCATATCAGGGAATATTCCCTTAACTCTTAGCACTGCATCAACTAGGTCAAACCAACTCTCAACAATTATAGTTTCAAATTCTAACTTAACACGCACAGTATCTAGCAAGTCACCCATGCCCATCTTGACCATATTGCGTTCATACCACTGTCTGCTTACCATGTCGCTAATCCAATCACGCCTGTTCTTTACAACACCACTTAGGAAGAATTGTATCTTGCCTAGCAACGTTGCCCTGTTCTGATCTTCTTCCCTGCCAAGTAATGCTGATGGCACAGCGAAGTTACCTATGATAGTTCGTTCATAGAAGTCTGCAAGGTGTATCATTTCTTCTATCTTTGGTTTCAAATCCATTTCCTTATACTCAATTTCATCATTGGCATCTACGGAAACTGCATTGAAAGCTCCAGACTTTAATGAATTTAGTAGGGTGTTCATGTCATTTTCTGCATCAATCTTTGTTCTTCCCATTTTTTTCACAAGGAACATACCGTAACCTGCCCACATTGATGTGGCAACTTCTGGAAAGTCAAACTGAACTAATCTTCTTAATGCTCTTGCACTACCCACTACTCGTTGCATTTCAGAATAGCCATAAAACATAGTTCTACGTTTAGGGCTATCAGGTTTATTGACTAAGTAAATCATAGCTTCTGGATAAATTTCATCAGCAGGGTAAGTTGTTATGACCTTTTCAAGTGACCAATCTTTTTGGTTTAGAAACACCCTGCCCAAATCTCTTGGGTGAATAATCTTTAATGCCTTTGGCAATCCACCACCCTCAAAAACCATAACACATCTGCCAAACACCATTGTCATTGTTATTGCATCACGCAGTTTCTTTTCAAAGTGAATTTTCTTATCGTAGTCTATTAACTCGTTTAGTTCCTTTTCATATTTTTTTAACGCTGATTTCTTCTGATCATCATCTAGTCCATGATCATCAATTAATTCAAAAATTGGTTTAAGTCCATTACCAAATGTATATTCCACAAGCTTGTCTATTACTGCACCTGCTACACTGCTACCCCAACTATCTTCAAACCATTCTAACTCTTGGTCTGTGTAACTAGGATTGGAATACATATACAGGTGATTGTCGTTCCAGACACTCTTACTTGCACTAGCATAGTTTGACTTTGATCTTGGTGGTGCAGGTACGCTTGTTCCACCAATCACAAAAGTATTTGATTTATTAGAAGTATCTTTGGGTTTATTTCCCTTGTTTTTGTTCTTTGACAATAATTAAAAAGAAGATGGAAAGGCAATAATAGAACTTTATTGCCCTGTTCTGATGTGCTTAGAACCCATGTAATGCTTCTTACCTAACATTACTTCCAATGCAAATTCTAACACTTCACCCTCATTGATTACGCCTGTCCAACCAACTTCATCTTTGAGTGTTTTGGCAACATGGTTTTTGCCCTGTGCCAATATTCTGCCTTGTCTGTCGTTCATATTTACCATCTTTCTGTTTTCGTTTGACATGATATTAATCCATATTTACACTCTAATATACCTACAAAACGTAGAGCATTACTTTTCATCATGGCAGATACAGTCACAATCAGTGTCTTTGAAATGAACTTCATCATAATGACCACAATGGCTACAATAATCACCATGTATGCCCTTTGATTGATCCCCTTTGACAGCATCTTTGATTAGTTTCATGCCAAATCTTTATCATCTTCTTTCATTTGTTTTTGTTCTTCAAGATAGGCTTCTGCCATTACTGATAACTTTCTAAATGTAGAATGTTCTTTCATAGGAATATCACTAGGCTTCTTTTTGGCAAATGCTAGTTCATACCAATTCATTAGATTATGATAATCAGATACACTAAGTTCTACTTCTACACTCATGGTGTCCACACTGCAAAGTCTTTTTGTTCTGTTGTAACAGGTATTCCACTGCCATACACATCATCTTCATCTGTCATTACATGAAATTGCCTAGTAACTACCTGCAACGGTTGTGACATACCATCACTATCCTTGATGAAATTCCTACCGATAAAACAGGCTAACATTAATGCCATTACTGTGTCGTCATGTTCACTGCCATCTGCACGATAACTTACCTGACCTGCTTCAGTGATATGTTCTGCAAAGTTTGAAATCTGTCTTTTTAATTCTTCAATATGCTTATTGGTTTTACTTGGAAATTTGATACGGTTGTTCTGGAACATTCTAGCCAACCACAATACCATTTGGTTCTTTGGCATTACCCTGCCTGTGTTGATCTTTGATTGGTCTTTGACTTCCCTTGTTGTGAATACAGGTATTATGTTTGGAATCTTATGACGGTATTTCAGTTCTTCATAAACGTGTTCACCTGTGTTGTTAATCTCTACGCTGTAAAAATCAAAAGGTTTTGTAGTGTGTATGTTTGCGATTAAGTTTTCAACATCAAGATAGTTTCTGCCCAACCAAGTCTTTACGCCTAAAACATAGATGTTGTTTAGTTTGACTTCAATACCCACAAACGCAAAACTATCTCTAAGCTTACCACTATCTATACCTGCAATTCTCATGTCTTAGTCTTGATGTAATGTGTGATTTCATCAAGCAAATCTTGCTGAACGTTGATAATTCTTTTTAGTTTCTCAATTTCACCTTGCTGTGTTTCTACAATATTATCTAGTATTTCCAGATGTTGTCCATTACTTTCTTGTGCAGTGGCTATTTGGAACAGTGTTGGTAAATCAGTTATTTCCATTAGTATTCTTCTACCTCAAAATCTTCTATTGACTTGTCAGTAATAACACCAAATATGGAACTTCTAGCACTTGTGTATTGACAACGATATTCTTGATCAACATCAATATCAACACGCTTCAGTTCTTCTTGCATATCCTTGTTGCTGTAAATCCACCCTACTGCACAGGTGTAATCATACTGTATCTTTTTGTAATCATTATCACTCACAGCAAGTTCATAAAAAAATCCTTTTTTCCCTCTCGGTGTAGATACTAGGAATATGTCTGACTTGTTGGTATGCAAGATTGGTTCTATTGCATCTAGCACAACACTATCATCTACCAATGCAAAGTGACCTGCTTCATCTACTACTACTGCCTTGATCTTTGTTTCACCCCTGATTGCTTCACTGTTACTTGGTTTGCCCTCAATTTCTGTACCGTTTTTTAGCAAGATATGTAGGTCATGCTTATCATCTTTCACCGTAGAACGTATGTTATCGAATAGCATCTTCAATCTGTTCATTACCGTCTTGGTTGTTTTTTCCCTAGTACCTGCTATGATCAGTATCTTGCCACCCTTGTATTTGTGGAAGCAGTGATACTGCACTATTCTCATTACTATTTCTGTAAGCCCTATCTGCCTACTCTTATTGATATGAAACTTCACCTGCTTGTCTGTCATGGATTGCTTGATTAGGTCTAGTTGGTGTGGCATAAACTTCATTGATTGCATGGTAGCAGGGTGTTGTGGTAATCCTACTAGGTGGCTAAAACAACAGTTCTTCTTGCTATTCGCATTACCACAAAAAAACTTAAGCTTCGCTAAGTCTGCTGTAATATCACTTTCAACTGAATCGTGTTCAGATTGGAAGTTTGGGTATATGTCCTTTGTCTGATACACTTTTTTCAGTGTCATTTTCTATCACTTCTTGACTAGCAGAATAATACGCACTTAGTAATGGTTGAATACCTGCAATAGAATCTAGTATGTTTTGTCGTCTAGTTGGGTTTTGTTCCCTGTGATAGTTTTCCCATGATAGTTTCAGTATGGTTTCTAGTTGGTCTATGCGTTCTATGTGCTGTTCCCATAATCCTATCTTTTGTAATTCAAACTTACGCTTCTGCGTTGATCCTTTTATCTTGCCTTTAATTCTGTAAAACTGTCTTACTTCCATTGGTTTCTTTTTGTTAGTCTGATGTGAGTGAACCCATGCCATGCTGTCATGTTCGTTAAACCTCATAACTATGGTTTGCAATACCAATACCTCACTGTCATTTAGTGCCAATTTCTATACCTAGAATGTCAGTAATACTGACAAAATAGAACTAATTTTATTATAAACTAAGTCGCATTGAATCTTTTACTAATTCCCAATCCTTACTAATTTTAGTAATAATCTCATTTCCCTTTCTGATTACTAATTGTGGTCTGTGGTGGTCATGTAGTGGATAATCATAAATTTCATCTTTTGGAACATCATATCTTATCGCAAAACCTATGCTTTCTTCACCGTCACGAAGATTGATTTCAACTCTATTATCCATGTTGTTCTTTAATTTCATTAAAGATTCAAGTAAGTATTTTTCATTCTTGTTTTTGTAGTTTTGATATGCTTCTTCTTTGGTATTTGCCATACATATTATTTGGGTTGTTTCTATTTTTTTTGGGTGTCTAGGGTGAAATGAGACTGTTCCTAATGCTACCCATTGTTTTTTGTTTGGTAAATATCTAACATCACTTCTGTCAAAAGACCATAAATCTGCACACTCGCCTATGATTTTATTCCACTCAAATTGTTGTTTTGTCATAATTGTTAGTATAAACAGGTGTTAATATAGCGTTTGGTTGGTATGCAGTTTTGCATACTCACGCATAAAAAAAAGTTATAGGGTTTTTACTGCTGTTCCCCTATTAACAGTGATTGTCTGACCTGTAAGGTCAATTTTTGAAACGCTAGGAATATCTGCTGTCTTGACTACTTTTGTACCAAGATTAACTGTGATTGATTCATTCTTAGGTAATACTGAACTTTTCTTACCAAAAACTAAACCATCATCTTGTATG